TGCATAGAGGAAACAGAAGGCGCTGTGTTATATATATGGGAGGATCGCTCACTTGCTTACGAACACAATGAACGGCAGACGGCGTTGAACATTACAACTATGCGGGTAAACGGAAAACCACATTGGGTTCAGAGTCATTATTGTTGCGAGTGCTTCAAGAAACATGTTTTGGTGGGAAACAACAAGAATGCTTCGCAACACTATGGGGGTTATTGTGACGGAGTTCAAGAGGTAGAAGTATACTTTCATAATGAGCCCTGGCCTTCTACGTGGCATAATCGTGAAACAGGAGAGGATCACGTGCTTACTGAGCTTCAGGAATATATGTTGGCAACCGACTAATTAGTGCGTTGTATGTGCCAAAAAAATTTTAATACTTTTTTATTTCTATTAATAGTAATATTAATATTGTTATACTTTTTTAAAATTGATTACTTTTTTCAGCATTTATTTATAGCCTCCACAAAAAGCAATCAAAGCAATCAAAGAGCAAGCACTATATCAAGCGCAAGCACTATGTCAAGCGACCACGTTTCATTTTCAGTCGCAAGAGCGCGGTTGCATGAGTTCTTTGAGAAGTTTGTTCCGTCCAAGCGCCTATACTGTATCAATCCTAACTGCATAGAGGATACAGAAGGCCCTGTGCTATATATATGGAAGGCTAACTCAGTAACATACGAACACAATAAACGGCAGGCGGCGTTGAACATGTCAATCATCTGGGTGAATGGAAAGAAGCAATGGGTTAGGTCTCATTACTGTTGCGAGTGCTTCAAGAAACATGTTTTGGTGGGAGACAACAAGCATGCTTCACAGCACTATGAGTATTATTGTCCTGGAGTTCAAGCGGTGGAAGTGTACTTTCATTATGAGCCTGTGCATTCTACATGGTACAATAGTATTACAAAACGAGATGAAAAGTTGAGTGTGCGACAACTTTGCATGCTTAGTGAGTGATGTTATAACGTTGTGTATGTGTTATAAAAAAATTGATTTTTTTTTCACATTTATTTTTAGTACCATTCAAACAATCAAAGCTTTAAAATGATGAATGTAAGCAACATCTGCGACTTACCAAGCGTCTGCGACTTACCAATCGACATTATTTCACTCATTATTAAACAACTCGGCAATTACGAATACACAATTGGTCTAAACATTACTTGTAAGTCGTTGTCTAAGTTAATTTCAAAATTTGCTGTAACAAAGGAGCTGTTTGCTGTGTTGTTTAGCAGATTTAATCCATATGAATTACAGAAATATAATCCACAACGTAAGTATATGGCAAGATGTGTAAATGAGCGTTGTAAAGAGGAAACCCATAATGCGTGTGAATACATATGGGAGGCTCATGATGGCCTTGGTTATGTACACAGGAAACAAGATGCACAAAACACAAATTTAATGGTAATTAATAAGAAAAAATTCTGGTTTCGCTCGCCTTATTGTTGTGAATGCTTTAAAAGACATGTTTTAGTAGGAAACAACAAAAATGTTGCGCAACATTACGGAAATTATTGTTATGGAATGCAACAAGTAGTTGTAACCTTTAACACAACACAACCCTCAACTTGGTATGATTGTGCTAGAAATAGGTATGGACCATTAGTTGAGAGACAATTGCGCCTTTTAAATGGTTATTATGAGTCGTCTTATAGAGAGTGCCCTATATGATGGCATTAAATGCTATAACAATATTTTTATAGATGTTGTTATACTTTTTAAAAATTGATTTCTTTTTTTTGTCATTTATTTATAGCCCGGTCAAAAAGAGAGAAGCGAAAAGAGAGAAGAGCAAAGATGATGTGCCAAGCTTGCGCTCCAAGCATCTGCGACTTACCAAGCATTTGCGAGCTCAACATTTGCGACTTGCCAAGCGAGCTCATATCACTCATTGTTGACCGGTTCGGAGACAAAGACTATCTCGTGAGCTTCAAGGAGACGTGTGTGTTGTTTAGCAAATGTGTGAGCCAGTTTTACATTGCGGGGCAGATGGTGGCTACGTTGTACGGAGTGTTTACTGAGCGCTATGTTGACAAGCGTTTTGAATTCCAGTATATAATGAGTGACTGTGCAAACGCAAACTGCTACTACGATACTGAAGCGGTATGCGAGTATGTATGGAATTATGGTTACAGGCGCTACTATCATCGCATTCAAAAGCCAATGCAGACAACAACAATGTTTGTCAATGGAAAAGAGTATCCTGTCAAGCATCATTATTGTGCTGAGTGCTTTGTGAAGTATGTATTGGTTGGGTCAAATCCAAATGCGTCACGGCACTACGGGGACCATACTAGCGATGGTGACAAGCAAGTAAATGTGACCTTTAACACAGAGCCTACACCTTCAACGTGGATACATTACCAAACAGGAGCAAAGGAACCATTGTTACAGTGGCAAGTAGATGCTATGAATGGTAAGTTTCCATAGCATATAGTTGTGTTGTGTTGTGTTGTGTTGTGTTGTGCATTTTCTCTTTTCTCTTTTCCTATTTTTTGTTTTTTTATTGCTACATACTAACTATTCTACCAATTTAAATCCGTCTTCAATAATATTATAATTAAAAGCCCAATCATCTATTGTTTGCGGCGTTATACATCCACTTTTTAGCGCCTCATTATAATTCCAATAATGTTGCGGCTCAAGTATCCATTGCTGACTATTTAAATCGACCAATCCAGAAGCATCAAAATCAAATAATTTATAAACTCCATCTACTGATTTAGCCAAGTTATCAAACTTCCAATCTACATACATAATTCCTAAGCCTTGTAAAAACGTTTTCACGTTTTCCATTAGTTCTTGTATTTCAATTAAATCGTCATAGCTCATTGGATGTAGTCCAACATAACACGAAGCCGATTTTTCAGTGCATAATTGCTCCATAGTAATATAGTCATCTGTTACATCATAATAATTAACTATATTTGGATGAGGGTTTTCCATTAATATTTTAATAATGGTTCTTTCAACCTTATTTGAATATGCGTGGCTTTTAGTGAGCGGAGGACCATATTTTCTAAAAAAAGTAATTCCATCATAAGTTTCATCTGTTTTTAATGTGCTGTCACTATTCATATTATAAATAGTAGATTGGTCCATTATTTTCGCAGTTTCTTAATAGTCTTGTTTTTTAATAGTAACTGTGCTATATCTTTAAATAGTTTATGTTTATTATTCTTGCTGGATTTAAGAACCATCTTTTTCTTACAACTGAATCCGTTTATTTTTAAGTGTTTTTTTTGTAAAATGCTATAAATACATATACCAATAGCCCGGCTTTCTGGATTATTTGCATTTGGAACTTTTTTAATACAGCTACAAAGTTTTTTAGCTATTATGTGCTCGGCTAATTTCTTAAGATGGCTAATAGTCGTTTTTTTAAACGGCACATTGTAATAATCCAAAATTTTTATATAGTCTGCTTTAGTTAAATCCATTATATATATAATTTATTTAATTTTTTATTTTTTATTTTTTATATTATCATTTTTTTGTTATAATTTTTCATTTTTCATTTTTCATTTTTTTATGATTAAAATAATAAAATTATATAATATATAATGAATACTAAAAAACTCTTTAGTTATACATTGAAATTATCTGTATATGTTCAATTTGCAACATTAGCAATTAATTTATTGGTAAGTACAAAAAATATACCACGTGAATATTATATAATAAAGGAATTGTTTTTTTTAGAATTATTTGTCCAAATAATTGAAGGCTTGTTTTACATTTGGTTGACTTATAATTTTAATAAGCTAAGCAATATGACACCTAATAGATATATGGATTGGGTTGTAACTACACCAACTATGCTTATAACACTAATTTCATATTTAATATTTTTAGAGGCAAAGGTTACAAAACAAACAGGCACTTTGAGATTGACCTCTATATTAAAAACTAATTATAAAACGCTAGTTCCAATATTGAGCTTAAATTGGATGATGCTCTTATTTGGGTATTTGGGTGAAATAAAAGTTATTCCAATTGTTTACAGTGTACTATTAGGGTTTATACCCTTTTTAATTTATTATTATATGATTTATAAAAATTTTGTAGCTAATAATAAATCAACAACAGGTTCAGGCTTAAATCTATTTATGTACTTTTTCTTTTTCTGGTCGCTATATGGAGTTGCGGCATTTATGCCGTATTATATTAAAAATATAATGTATAATATATTAGATCTATTTTCTAAAAATTTCTTCGGAATATTCTTGGTTTATATTATTTATACAAATAATTATTAGGTTTAGGATTAGGTTTAGGCATTAGGCATTAAGTAACAAACTATTTATAGGCACTAGCATTAGTAGCAGTAGTAGCAGTAGTAGCAATATTGGCAATACTGCTTACTCCAGTGCTAATTAATTCTATTGTTTTATTTTGTAAATACTTCTCAATTGACCCGATTAGTGCAGTTGATAACAATAAAAATATGCCCGATGAAAATACTAACCGTCTATCAAATTCTCCAAATTCCCGCCCTTTATATGTAATAGGATTATACCTTATAACTAGCAAGATTCCTATATATATTTGCAAAAATGTTCTCAAATAGCGTAAGTATCTTGGTGCAAAACCTCCTATTCCTAATAGCACAATTATATACAATACAAAACTTATGTTTATCAAATATAAAAATACTAACTCACTAAATTTTCTGTTTTTAGACATATTATTAATAATTAACAATATTATTAATAATTAACAAAACTCATAAAAAACGAAAAAAACTCATAAAAAATTATAAAAAAAACTCATAAAAACTCCATAAAAACTCCATAAAAACTCCATAAAAACTCAAAAAATAAGCAAAAAACACATACAAAATCCCAAGAACATATATCGTAACAATTTTTTAAACAAAACAGCAAAAAACAAAGCCAAAGGCACATAAACTTTTGCAAATCTCTCTTTTTACAGAATTTATATTTATAAAATTTTTTTGATTTTGGACATTTATAAATGTCCATTTTTAAATAAGGCAAGCCTTTATAGGTTTTTCTAAAACAAAATCAGGGATTTTTCAGTTTTAGACCATAAAGCTTTTATAAAATTTCTAAGTGTGCAAAAAAAGCCCTTACCATACATTTTTTAGGCCTTTTTTTGATTTTTTTGCGCGTTTTTTATAAGTATAAAATACTTATAAAATACTTATAAAATACTTATAAAAAACGCGCAAAAAAGCGCAACTTTTTACACACTCGAAATTTTGTTAGCATAACAGCTTTCGTATATTTTTTTGCGTGGATTTTTTTGACAGCATATTTTAAAATACTTATAAAAGCGCTTTTTTAGCGAAAAGGATTTAAGGATTTTTTATAACTATATAATAATTGTATATGATTAATAAAGGGGTTAAAAGCTTATATTTATATGAATGTAAATCTTGTAACTATAATACGTATAAAAAAGGGGACTATGGGCGACATATACAAACAGGAAAACATAAAAATAATGAGCTACTTATAAATATTAGTGAAAAAACGTGTGCAAAATCTTATATATGTGAATGTGGCAAAAGTTATAAACATAACCAGAGCTTATATACTCATAAAAAAAAATGCGCTTTTGTGAATTTAGAAATAAGTAATAGTGGTGAAGATGTTAATGTTAATGAAACTAGCGTTAATGAAACTAGCGCTAGCGACATTAACAATACTATGATAATGAAGCTATTTACTGAAAATAACGATATAAAGAACTTGCTAATCATTCAACAACAACAAATAATGGAGCAACAGAAACAATTAGGAGAACAACAAAAGCAATTAATAGAATTTGTTCCAAAGCTAGGCAATATTACAAATAATAACACACATATAAAACAGAATTTTAATATTAATGTTTTTCTTAATGAACGGTGTAAAAATGCAATAAATATGAACGATTTTATAAAACAAATAAAATTAACATTGGAAGACCTGGATTTAACAAAAAATAAAGGTTTAGAAATAGGATTAAGCAACGCTATTATACAAACAATAAGTAAATTGTCGCTTTTTGAGAGACCACTACATTGCACCGATCCAAAACGCGAAACTTTATACATAAAAGACAACGATTTATGGGAAAAAGATAGCGATAAAACAAAAATAAAAGGGGCTTTACATAACTTAAATAAAGCACATTTTAAGCTGATTCAAGATTGGATTGCAAAAAACCCCGACTTTAAAGAAAATGACGCAAAACAAGACTATTTTGCATATTTATTAAAAACTTGCTCGGTTAATTTAAAAACTATTGATGATAAAATAATTAAGAAAATATGCGCATCTAATAATTTAAAAACAAATTTAAAAGAGTTCGAAAATATTAATTATGATTAATCGACCAAATTATAATATACATTTATATTAGTTTAATATAATATGAGTTATGGTACGCATGAGGAGTTAGATAAATTAACCAAGGAATATAGGGAAGCGTGGCAGATACCGAGACGACATAATACACCTATACCTATAGCAGAACTACATAGAGCACCACCTAGTAAACCACTTAGCGCACAAGCTAGCACACGAGCTAGGATAAAACATAAGAGACCTCGTATATATATAGGAGAACAATCATCAGAATCACCAGAAATTACAACTGGATTTCGTCCCGGAAAAATAAAAAGAAAGTGTACGCCTGAGCAATTAGCATTTAAACAATCAGCACGTGCAGTAGGTCCGGCGTCTATTATAAGAACAATAAATGCACAAGCGGAGTTCGCTAAACACAATCCTCAACCAGAAGTGAATGTAACGGCAGAAAATACGGGTATCGCTACTATCTCTGCAGTTGCGAATCTGTCTACTTTAGCTATAGCCGGTTCGAAGTTGATATTTCGTGAGTGGCCACGTCAATGTGTAGAGCTAGTTAAGGAGATCGCAGAGAAGGTCAAAAAGAATGAAGAGGCTAAAATAGTATCCAAAGTTAAAACTAGTAAATTAATGACAAAAAAAAAAACTATGACAGGAACTATGACAGGAGGTATGACAGAAGGTATGATAATTAAAAAATATAATGAAATGTTATTTAACACAGCATATATCCCTGGTGCACTTACATTATTAATTTTTTTATACTTAGTACTTGTGATGTGGTGGGCAGCTATACAGCGGATACTGAATATAATAAATAAGTATATAGGGACCAACTTTAATTTACCAAGTATTATGTTAAAAAAAAAAACAGCACAAACTATATATTCTATTTTTTTTGTAATTACAAGTTGGTTTTTAATGTTATATTTACTTATTGATTATTTTCGTAGTGTTGGACCTGTATTAGATATAGTTCAAATTTTAAAACAACTCGTTGGGGGAACATATTTATTATGGCCTATGGCAATACTTATAATAGGTTCTGGAATATCAAAAGCATTTTATAAAATATCTTGTAATGGTAACAAACCTAATGTAGTAAGTTGGGCTAAAATAGTCGAGTCATCCGCTCTATACGTATTAGGTATGGGTATAGTATTTACATTATTATTTCTATTTAGACCAGTTGTTTATATATATAATAAAATACCTGAGCCTGTTCAGGAACGATTTAGCTTTGTGTTTGTTATGGTATCAGTAACTTTAAAACTTATGGTAATTTATATATTATTACGAATGATAACAGTAATGATTGAAAATTATATTTCAAATAAGATAGTATTTTTCCTTTCTAAATTGAATAACAGCATTGAACCCCCACCTGTAGATTGTAATGCAGAAGAAGAAGAAAAAAAAGCAAAGCAAAGTGAAATAGCGAAAATATTGGAAGAGATTTATATGTATATATCTGGAATTTTTATGTATCTAATTATGTGTTTTTTTATAGTAATGCAATGCCCGCATCCTTGGATGAAAAGTACTAGTAAGATAAATCATACTATTGGTGCAGTTATTCTGCAACTAACTGATATAGGTACAAGATATATAGTTGAAACTAGGTACGGTAAAAAAAAGAGTGCTGGAAAGAAAAAAGTTTTTTTTTCTTTTCCTAAAAGGCCATTCGGTAAAGGAGCAGAAGTTCCACCATCAGATAATTCAGATGCAGAAGTTCCACTATCAGATAATTCAGATGCAGAAGGGAATATGAATATTTTAAAAAACGCAGCACCACCAGCACCACCAGCACCACCAGCACCACCAGCACCAGAAGTTGTAGCATCAAGTGATATAAATTTAGTTAACAACTTAGGACAAATTATAAATCAAGAAGGAACTAACAGTCCATCTATTAGTTCAACATTACCACCAGCAACAACACAAGCAACACAAGCAAGACAAGAACCAGCAACAACAACAAAAGAAGCAAGAGGAAAACTACTAGAACCACTAGCACGACAAGTAATTCGTTCAGATTTAAAAAATGCCTACATTTAATGTATTAAAACAAATACCAACAGCAACAACAAGTTCAGAAACTCCACCCATTATCACAGAATATGTGCGCCCACCCATTATTGATGAGCTAGGCGAATTGGGCGTCGGTTATACTACGAATCCCAGATACAGCGATGGAATCTATGAAGCATTTAAACCCACAAACCCCTAAAATTTTTATAATATGTTAAAGTAAAATAAAAATTTTATAATTAAAATGATGACCCAAATGCTCCTCCTAAAGCGCCGTTGGCAGCCATTGGTTCCATAGACTCCATAAATGCATTTTGCATTGCCTGTCCTTGAAAGTTCATTCCTCCGCCATTATTAATCATATTTGGCAGCGAATCAATCATAGATATATTGTTTTGCGCAGGCAATTGGTTAGCTCTTGGAGCCATTAAAGTATTATCTAATGTGTCAGCCCTGCTAACTTGATGAATTCCAGGTGTGGAAATAGTTTGATTTATTTTAGCATTACCGTGATTGCTTGCTCCCACGTGTGGGCTTTTACCGCTCCACGTTTCCATTACTCTATTATAGAGAATATTGATTTTGGCTCCTAACTTTGTTTGCATAGTAAAAATTAAAATCAATGTAGGAATAATGAAACTTACTTCATTAAATTTAGAATATGGTACCTTGCTATATGTTGGAAAATAACGAGTTATTTTATCAATAAAAAAGATTGCAATAAACAATACACCTAATTGAATAATGATTTCAAATAATATTTCTAAGTTAGCTTTTTTGTCATTGTCTTCTGGAATATATTCTTTTACAAGTTTTAATAATATTACAACAGGGATTAAAGCAATTATTAAATATTGTAACATATTAAATAATAGTGCTTTATTATCGCTATCAAAGTTAAAAACATAATAAAAGAAACCAGAAGGACTTAATCTATTGCTAGTTCCGCCATTCATAAAATTTTGATTTGGAGTTTCGAAACTTGCCATAAATATTATTATATATATAAATTAAAAAAATAATATTATTTCTAAATAATGTTATTTTTTATATAATGTTATTTTTTATATAATGTTATTTCTAAATAAGTTAGTAAAGTTATATAAGTTAGTAAATTTATATAACTTAATATGTTTATTATTTAAATTTAAATTGTGCCTATAAACATATAAAAACATATAAAAATAATTATATATGGATTGTTACACATATAAAGTAATAAATAATAATGAAACCCCTATATTAAAAAATGTGGATGTGGTTCTTATATTAGCAATGGAAGACAGCACTAGATTTAAAGAAGACCCATTTTTATTAAATCTTGCCAAGCAAACAATAATTCAATATAATAAGGGATTTAAAAAGTGTAACAAACCTTCAACAATTATAAGTTCTAAACAAGATATTGTTCACGCTTATTATACAGCTTTTGAATACTTAAAAGAATATAATAATGTAATAATATTAGAAGATGATGCACTAGTAATAAATAAAGACATATTAGTTTATGAAAAAATCGATGCATTTATTGCTACAACAGACTTTGATATTTTCACTTTTGGTTCATTTGGATTAGTATCAAAACATAATGAAGATTTTTTGAATATTGGTAGTTATTTTTTTGGTGCAGTACAAGCAATTATATATTCACGTAATGCAAGAACTAAATTAATTGAAGACATTAGCTCGTCTAATTTTAATAAAGGGCATGTGGATAATACATATATAGGGGCTTTAACTAATAAATTTACGTATAAATATCCACTCATTGTTCAATTGCTTCCTAATACTGAAAACCAAAATACATGGAGCTCTAATATTTATATATTATCTATTATTAGAGCAGCAATAAGACTATTAAAATTTGATAAAAGTATAGACAGTTGGTTTTTATTGTATTTTATATTTAGAAATTATATTTATATAAAAACATTGGTATTAGTATTAGTATTAATATTAATTATTAGCATGTATTATTTTAAGATTAATAAGGTGAAATTAGTTAAAAATATTATTGTTTAATATGTTTAATATAAAATAATAAATTTTTAAATGGAAGACATCAAGGAACAAAAAAAGGAAGACATTAGCAAAAATGTTAGCGAAGACATTAGCAAAAACATTACTCAAGACATTAGTGAAGACACTAACAAAGACACTAACGAAGATACTAACGAAGAAACAACAATAGAAAAAACAGGCGACTGTTCATATATTCAAATGATTATAGATGCTCACAAATTATTATGTATGCAAGTAATTACTATGTTACTCATATCATTAATATATATAAATTGTTATGATAATAATATTTATGATTTTGTAATATATTTTTGTTTTGGTATAGTTATATCAATATTATTTGTTGCATCATTAGTACTTATAAAAAAATTCAATATAATATCAAAGGAAGAACACTATAAAATATATGCCCCATATGTATTAGATTTTTGTAAGAAATATATAATAGATATTAGTGGCGAAAATATAGCTTTTTATTACGCTATAATTAGTTGTTTGGTCCATTTAATATTTTCTATAATCGCATTATTATATGTTAAAAAATATATTAAAACATCCAAAAAAACCAACAATGCTTTGCTAATTTCATTTATATTATTTATTATTTATGGATATGTAAACGTATATGTTAATGATATTTTTAAGATATATACAAAGTCATTAGAATTAACAAATAGAGAATATGTTATATCGCTGTCTTCTATAACATTAACTTATAGTGGTTTAATATATTACTTTGAAACCATTAAAAATGAAAGGACTAAATTAATTAATAAATTAATAAATTAATATTATTTAAATATAATTTAAGTTATATTAGTATAACTTAATAGTTAATAGCCAAATGCTAAAACGGTGTTGTGAGGCAAATAAGTATAGACATAACAAATACAATGAAGAAAATCAATATTTAAATTTATTAGATGATATATTGTCTACGCAAAACAATCAAGAAGGTAGAAATGGAAACACATTATCTATTTTCGGTTCAACAATGCATTTTTCTTTAGAGCATAATAAAATTCCTATTATGACTACAAAAAAAGTCGCTTGGAAGACGTGTTTGCGCGAATTATTATGGTTTATTAAAGGAGATACAAACAATAAGCATTTAAAAGAGAAAAACGTGCATATATGGGATGAAAATGGCTCACGCCAATTTTTAGACGGCCGCGGACTAACTAAGTTTATGGAAGATGACCTAGGTCCTATTTACGGATTTCAATGGCGTCATTATAATGCAAAATATACTGATTGCACTAGCGATTATAGCAATAAAGGCATTGACCAGCTTAAAGAAGTAATCGAGTGTTTAAAAGACCCAGAAAAGCGAAATTCTAGAAGAATGATTATTACTGCGTGGAACCCTTGTCAGCTAGATATTATGGCATTACCTCCGTGTCATATTTTTATGCAATTTAATGTAACAAATAATAATAAATTAAGTTGCGCTATGTATCAACGCTCTAATGACGAGGCGTGTGGAACGTGTTTCAATATTGCGTCATATTGCTTTTTAACGCATTTATTAGCAAAGCATTGTGAGCTTGAGCCTTATGAATTTTTGTATTATAAGGGTAATTGTCATATTTATGAGGAACATATTGACAACATTAAAATACAGTTACAACGAGAACCTTATGAGTTTCCAACTTTAGAAATTATAAATAAACGTTTGAATATTGAAGATTATGTAGAAACCGATTTTGTAGTTACTAATTATAAGCACCACGAGGCTATTAAATATATTATGAAAGCATAATATACAAAACAAGCAAATATACAAAACAAGCAAATATACAAAACAAGCAAATATACAAAACAAGCAAATATACAAAACAAGCAAATATACAAAACAAGCAAATATACAAAACAAGCAAATAATAATATAATAATTAATATTATATTATTTATTAATAATATGGTTTAAAAAATAGGTATTAGTATAATGTAAATATGTCAACATCTGCTTTAGCATCCGCGCGAAGAAGGCGAGCAACAAGTGAAAACCCCGTGGCACCAAGCCCAAGTATTAATAATAGAGTAGTTCAACAAGGTCAGCAAGTTCAGCAACCTCAAAAAGACATTCCACGCGAACAAAATCAAACATTAACACCACTACAAATATTACAAATTCACGATATAAAGATTAAAGAATTAGAAACATTAATTACAGACTTTACAGACGAAGACTTACTAACAAAATTTATAGATGATAAACTAGAGAACATAGGTTATTCTAAGAGCAACGACACTAAGAGCAACGAGACAACGAGAGAAAGTGGCGGTTCTAATATGCCAGCTTTAGCTTTATATGATGAAAAATTATTAATGCAGGAAAAAAGAACTGAACAAAAAATGGATGATTTTAAGACATCACTAAGAGAACAACTAACAAGCACTACCAATTTATTAAATGATAAAATAGCGCAAAAATTCGAGTCTATGAATACTATTGACAATATTATGAGTGAATTTAGCGAGTTAAAAGTATTAGTAATTAAATCTCAAAATATGGCCTTAGAAACCGCTAATAATGTTAATAAACTTTATGAGCAATGTAATTCCAATAGTGCAAGACTAAAAGAAATCGAAACTAGTGTTGCTTTATTACATAGTAAAAAGGCTAGTAATCCTAGTAATATTATGTTACAATCACTATTAAGCGGGTCTTTATTTAAGTCGGGAGATTTTAATGCATTTGATTTTAACTGTCAACCTGGCGACAACTGTGAGAATTGTGAGCCTGATGAAATGTATGATTCAAACATAGGTGAAATTAAAAAATTAAATATTGATTTTGGTAATAATGAATTATTATTAAATGAAGAACAAATTGAAGATTTATTAGATATTAGCAATCCGACTGAACATGGCATCAGTATTCACGAATTAATTGACGATGCAACTAGTTTAGTCGAAGACACAGAACCAGCACAAGAACCAGCCCAAGAACCAGCTCCAGAACCAGCACAAGAACCAACCCAAGAACCTGCCCAAGAACCAGCACAAGAACCAGCACAAGAACCAGCACAAGAACCAGCACAAGAACCAACACAAGAACCAGCACAAGAACCAACCCAAGAACCAGCCCAAGAACCAGCCCAAGAACCAGCTTCAGAACCGACAACAGAACCAGCCCAAGAACCAGCTCCAGAACAAAAACCCGAATAATAAAATTAATAAACAATTATTATTTATTTATGTTAAAATAAAATAAATAATAACTAATGAAATATTAATGTTGATTATAATAAATTTATTAATATTATGTGTGGTTTTATTTCTATATATACATATTTATAATCACAATAAAACAAGTAACTATTTAGAATTATATGAAATGGAAAATTTATCAAAAGAAAAATTGGAAGATATAATAAATTATAAACAGCCTCTCTTATTAAACGCTATTAATTTAGTTGAAAATATTAACGTCAAGCATTTACTTTCTGAATATTCGACATTTAATATAAATATATACAATAACACTAGCGAGAATTTGTGCAAAATAAATTTACAGGATTATTACGATGTTGCCAGCTCTACAAATTACTTAAGTTACAATAATGAAGAATTTTTACAAGAAACGTCAATAGTCAAAATATTATGTAAAAATGATATTTTCTTTAGACCGCCTAATATGTGTGCTAAAAAATATGATGTTATTATGGGGGCACAAAATAATAATACACGATTAAAATATAGCATAAATAGTCGTAATATATTATATTTATCAAGCGGTCAACTAGAAGTAACTTTGTGCCCACCAAAGTATTATAAAAATTTGCACGTTAAAAAGAATTACGAAACACTAGAATTTTACTCGCAAATAAATATTTATAATGTAGACAGCATTTATAAAAATGATTATAATAAAATTAAATTTTTAAGAGTAATATTAAACGTGGGACAGGTTCTCGTAATACCTCCTTATTGGTTTTATAGTATCAAATTTTTAGAAAAGCATACGCTGGCTTTCTTAAATAGCTATACAACCTATATAAATTATGTTTCACTAATTCCTCATTTAACTATGCAATTACTACAATTAGGCAACGTCAAGTTAAGTGTTAAGAAGACTAATTATTGTAAAAATACTATAAAACCAGAAAAAACAGAAACAATAGAAGCAGAAAAAACAATAGAAGCAAAAGAAGCAAAACAAGCAAAAGAAGCAAAACAAGCAAAAGAAGTAAGAAAAACAAAAGAAACAATGGAAACAATAAATGAAGAAACAGAAGAATATGATATAAGTGACAACGCAATAAGTGACAACGCAATAAGTGACAACGCAATAAGTGACAACGCAATAAATAATAGTAATGATAAAACATAAAAATATAGCATTTAACTATTTTAATAGTGCTTCATATATGTTATTAAATAAGTATAATATAATTTCGTATATATCTAATGGAGAATTTGGACAGGTAACAAAAGCAACATATAACGACAAAAGCTACGCTATAAAATGTGGAGCAAAAGACTTAATTAAATATGAAATACAAATATATAAGCAACTGCGAACTATTAGCAATATTTCAACAATATATGACGTATTTGAAACAAATAATAAGATGTATATGGTTATGGATTTATATACTATGACTTTGAAAGATTACAAATTACAAAATTGCGACCAGTTAAATTATGTCGAACACACTTTAACTATGTTAAGAGAGCTAATAGCAATAATTAAACTAATCCACGAAAATAATATAATACATAGAGATTTAAAACCAACAAATATATGCTTAGACACGAGTTATAATTTATATATAATTGATTTTGGTCTTTCTAAAATATATAAAAGTGGCACTATTCATAATAGTGAAACACAAATAAAATCCTTAATAGGTTCTGTTAATTTTTCAAGTTTGAACGTAATAAATTTAATAGAACCCTCACGACGTGACGATATAGAATCGCTATTATATATTTTATTTTATTTATTATTAGATAATTCTTGCTACAACATTTATACTAGCTTAGACGTTAGTAATAAGAAAAATATTGATATATTATTAATGTTTTTGCAAGATAAAAACAATAGCATACTTAATAAAAAAAGTATTAATTATACTACATTAGACAAGCTATTTAAATATATAAGACGGCTAAAATATAATCAAGCTCCAAATTATGACTATATTATAATATTATTAAATATGATTTATACGCCTTAGATTAGCTATTTAAAAATAGCGCAATAGGTTGCAATAAGTTATTAACTTTTGTATAGACGTCATCGTTTGCTATATTAGGTTGGAAGTTTAGAGAGTTGAAAATAGAAATAGAAATATAAGAGGGTATATATGTTATATGTGTTGGTATATTATCCGAATTTTGTATTAATAAAAAAATATAGCATATATTTTTAAAATAATAATGATAATAGTTTTTCCATTTGCTGTCTATAACTTTATTATGTTTTAGTATAAATGCTAATATGTTTTCCAGCTCTTTAATTGTTATAATATGTGATCTAATATTTGAAAAATTGTTAATTTTATAAGTAATTTTGTGCAAATAATTGTTTATACGATTAATGTCATCGTTTTTTGTGCTTTTATTATTAAAACTCAAAATGTGAATTTGCAAATCTCTCGGTAGTCTATTAAAAATATTTTTTAAATAGCTTCTTACTTTATAACCTCTATAAATTTTTTGTATAAAAATTAGCCGTGCATTATACAATAATTTTGAATGATTTATACATAATAAATTTTTACCTAAGCAAAATAGTGGTTGTTTATATCTTTTACATAGCGCACATTCCATTTTTTAATATTACTAATATATAATATTACTAATATATATTTATACGATTATTTATAAACTTATTTTTATATTATTTATATAAAAAACTAATATAAAGGTAATATATATTATACTATATATAAAATGTCACAGGCTGATACTGCCACCAACCAATATGTAGGAAAAGTAAAATGGTTCAACAACAAGTCAGGATATGGATTTATTACATTTCTGAACGGAGAAGAAGAACATAAAGGAAAGGATATTTTTGCTCATCATTCGTCTTTAAATGTTAAGGAAGAATTATATAAGTATCTTGTTCAAGGTGAATATATTGAATTCAATATTCAGAAAATGGAGACAGGTGCTCATGAGTATCAAGCTATTAATATTAAGGGTATTTGTCAAAATGATTTAATGTGTGAAACTCGCCACAAGAATCGTGATATGTCTAAGAATTCCGAGTTTATTACCGTTAAATCGCATAATAGCTCTAAAGGTCCTAGACCGCCATATAAGCCACAAATGTCAGCTTAAATTATTATAATGTTAAATATAGAAAACCTATTAAGAGTATAGAAATGGCTAAAGTAGTGTAAATTAATTTTAAAATGAAAAAAGACCGGATTTCGATGTAAGCTTGTGTTTGTGTTTGATTAATATTGTTAGCACTTATATCAATAATAATATAATTATTATTATTATTGTTATTCACTATTTCATTAGCATTACAAGAATGTTGCGTTAAAATATGCTCAATGGCGCTATTTTTTTGACTGCATATAAAGCATTTTGCTACATTTCTTTTTTTATTTGTAATACTTTTATCAACCCAAGACTTTAAACAAGTATTATGAACGCTATTGTTGCAGCAGTTAAATTTGCAATAATCATTGCAAGAAATATCCTCAAGACAAATTACACATTCCATAGCACTATTATTTAATATAATTATATAATATTTAATATTTATTAGTTGTATATTTTTAAGAGCGAGAGAAAAAGAGAAAAAAAAAACACGCCCCCTTCTCCGTCAAACCCTAAAATTTTTTATTTTCCGAGGTAATGCCCGAAGAGGTTTAATCATCATCATCATCGTCGTCATCGTGGTCATCGTCGTCGTTAGTAGGGTTAGGTTTATTAGGAGGAGGATAAGACTTAGCCTTAGCCTTAGCATTCCACTCATC